TTTGCATCATCACAAAGTCAACTTACTCTACTAATATAATATCAGTCGTATTAAATGTCAACCCTTTTTTTCACTAATTTTGAGATTTTTTAACTTTTCTTCAAAAAGGTCCAATTGTAGACGTAGAAAGGAAATTTGCTTATGGGTCGACAAAATCCCTTCTTCGTCATAACTTCCGTCGTGAAGATATTGGTGGGAATCCAAATTTTGTTCTAATAGTTTCAATAACGATACAGCGGGAAATTCAATATCATTGCCATCAACTCCAAACCAAACAGTGGTTTGAATATCACCAGTATCGTTTAACCACAAATCTGAATTAACTGTTAAAGACCTTGTATTCATAAAAAAAACGTTCCTTTCAAGTTATCACTTCTTTCTACCAATACTATACTTTGCCACTAACTCCCATTCTTTCTTTTCTTTATAGGGAAGAATTTTAATTTGATTTAAAGGAGCAACAGGATTTGTAGTCTTTGTAGAATCTACAAGAGTCACTAGGTCCCATTGTTCTAATAAATTGGCAATCGCATTACGTCTACCAATGTCTGACTCATTTTCGATGAAGTCAGAAGGCTTACCGTCAAGTGCGAATAGTTCTTTGAAATGTACGATGAAGTATCTGCCTTGTTTGTGCAGAATATGACAAGACTGATATAACTTCTTATCTTTACGAGATGCTACACCAATGCGTGTTAGTGTCTCTTTTACTTTTAGAAAGTCATCTTCATTCTTTAGATGTACTTCTACCATATTACTTAATTCGGTCATTATTCATTCCACCTCTCATCAATTTTGTTTTTATTGTTACAAGTTGTTCATCATCTAAAATTTTGAGTGCTTCCTTCGCCTTATTGACCGAGTATCCATAATAATCGATCACCGCTTGTAAGTCCTCGTCACTAGTATTCTTATGCCATTTTGAAAAGCGTTTACGTTTTCTCACAATATTTATTAGAAATGAATATTGTAGTAAATGGTCTAGATGAGAGTTCATATTCATCATATTAGCATACTGTACCGTATCTGGAAAGTATGATAGTGACTTATTTGTCAGATAAGGATTATAAGTTTTCTCCGCTAGTTCTGGGTTATCAGAATTGGTGATGATATCTTTCTTACCTAGATTGATATCGTTTACAAAGTCAAATGGATTCATAATCAAATTCCCTTCACTCTTAATCATATTCTATTTTTATAACCTTGTCAAGTGTTTTGAGTATTATGCTCTGAATACTAATAAAAGTATTACATCATGAATACTAACTAAACACTTGACAAAACCTCGTTGAAGAAGGTTGAGTATTAATCGCTGAATACTAACAAGAGTATTAATCGGTGAATACTAACGAATACCTTCTTCAACAAACATTTTTCGTACCTCTCTCCAAAGAGTACGAAGATGTTTATCTGAAGATGTCATTGCTTCTCTTATTTCTCTCACATCATCAAGATCTTTTATTGCTTTTTTAGATTCTAAATTCATACTTTTCTTACAAGAAGAACCAGCTTTGCGTTTGTGCCATTTGTAGTTTGAGGCTGTAACACCAGCTTTCATATGATATGGAGTCAAACCAAAGTATACTGATTTAACATACTTCCAATATGGAGGTTTGCCATTATCTGATCTTACTCTTGGTTCTCCTGTTTTAGGATCAATGATCGTATTAATAACTTGATAGAGAAATTTTATTTTATCACTTGTATAATTTTTTAGACCTTCATTGAGATGAGTACCTTTTTTATTGTATTCTATATTAGCCCATGATCGAGTATCATCTGGTAGTCTAGATGCTAGATGAATAAGATTTCTTTTTATCCACTCAACTATAGGATCTGAATATTCTGTTTTGATACCATAATTGTTGTTTCTAGCTTCATTAGAATGTTCTGTTAGATTGGTTCTATCTCTGTAGATATGTTCCATTTTCTTTTCATGTTCTTCTAAACTACATGGATCAAACTTCTTTAATCTAAGAAAAACTTCTGGAAATTTTTCTAAATAATAATCAATTGATTTTAGATCATTGATATCAGTCTTTTCTAAAAGATCTGGACGTTCAAGAGATGCTATCACTCTTACCTTTGGTGTTTTCTTTTGATGAAAAAGAAGTATTGAAACATTTTTAGATGAAGTCTTCTTTTTCAAAGAAATCAATTCTTCTATAGTAAATGGTTGAGCTAAACTTACGTTCTCGCGAGATCTAAGATGAGCGTCTTCTATAATTATACTATCACCTTTTTTCAATCCTGGTATATCTAGATTTATAAAATCCAAAGGTGATATTTCACTACATACTTTTGTCTTTGAGTTGAAGATATGAATTTTATTATTACCAACATCTGCAAGAAATCTATTATTCATTTTATTCCTTTCAATTTGAGTATTATGGGGTGAATACTAATAAAAGTATTACACTCTGAATACTAACTAAAAAATGGGTGTTAGGAGATGAATACTAATAAAAGTATTGCCCGATGAACACCAACTAAAATTCCATTATATTTTATCTACTCTACATAATGATTTATATGAAACGACGATACAAACGACGATAGAAAATTCATTTTTATCCCCAATTTCTAATTTTAACTTCTCTTGTCCAATTTACTTTATATACATTACTTTTTATTTTTCTATAATTTGTAGTAGTAATAGATTTATTATGGGATGATACCCAATGTTTTTTTCCGTGAATACTATGTCTCCAGTATCCTTCAACACCAAAATCATCTGATATTTTACTATGACTTGAATATGCAGATACTTCTTTTACTTCATTTACAATACCGCCATACTTTTGAATTATATCTAAAAACGGTTCTAAAATCTTATTTGATACTTCTTTACAAACCACAATCAACTCCATTCACAATCAGTCATGATTTCTAGTAGACAAGCAACGTTATTGATTTCATGGTCAACAACAAAGGCTGCTTGATATTGATACTTAGCAAGAATCAACACCATCTGAGCAACACTCATTGGTTTCATCTTCTTGTTTGCATAATCATATAGTTTACGAAACAGTGTAGATGATTCAATATCAGCATTATCAACTACCCATTTACGAATACCTGTGAAGTCTTGATTTTTCATCATAGAAACAAGAGAATCAAAAGATTCGTCACTTAGTGTAGTGAGAATGCCGACATCAATCTTACCTGTAACAGAGTATCGCTGAAGTTCATTTAGAACACGTCGCCAATCTGGCATATGTTTCATAATTAGTTCAGCGATAACTTTCTGATCAAACTCAACCCCCTTCATCTTGAGGATATTCTCAACACGCTTCATAAACTGAGAAGCAAGACCTGCCTTCTCTTTATTTGTCATAGTGAAGTCTACTACACTACACCGAGAATGAAGAGGTTCGATAATACGATTCTTGAAGTTACAGGTTAGAATGAACCCACAATTATTAGAGAACTCTTCCATAAAGTTACGAAGAGCAGGTTGAGTAGATTGTGGATTAAGATAGTCAGCCTCGTCTAAAATAACATATTTACGACCACCTGTAAACGATACAGTAGAAGCAAACTGACTGATTTCAGTTCTAAGAGTATCGATGTTACCATTCATAGAACCGTTGATGATAATGTAATCAAGATCTAGTTCGTTCAGGAGTGCCCTAGCGACGGTTGTTTTACCGACGCCAGGACCACCTGTGAGAAGAAGATTTGGAACTTGATTTTTATCTACGAATGCTTGAAATACACTCTTCAAACGCTCTGGTAGAATACACTCTTTGATGCTGGGTGGACGATACTGTTCCACCCATAGATAATCACCCATTGACATAATATAGACCTTTCATTAAGAGCGGGATTCAGTAGCAATAAAGTATGTAACCCTCCCATCTCTTGTGCTAAACTTAGAGATTCCCTTACTAGAAATCTCTACATTGTAGTCTAACATCATCATCTTCATGTTGTCAACCTTAAAGACGTGTCGGAACTCACTTTCTGTCTTTCCAACCTTCTTAGTATAACGATTCATTGAAGAGTTCTTTGAGTCTCCAGCACCAACAACAATATTACCATCAACGCCTTCTACAATCACTTCTGGTAGACCAAGAACACGGGCTGCTTGAAGAACATCCTTTAGATTGTCTTCGGTGAAAATAAAACTGGCATCTACGTCAGGTAGAGTCAATTCCTTTTCTGGCGGTGTTACAATCATCGATGGATCGGCATAACGATAATCAATCGAAGT